CTCCACTGACATATGATCCCGTAACGGAGTTAAAAAACTTCAAACTTGGATTATAATAACTTCTGTTAAATTCATTTGGCTGTATATTACAAACAACTTTATTTTCATAAATTGTGGTTGATGACGAAAATGCCACTACAAGGGGAATGTACTCTTTTATTTGCAATCCACCGATTGATATGGATTGTGTTGTTGCGGAGACATTCGATTTTATTACGGCAATACCATGTTTATAAAAAATATTTCCAACTACATTTGACACATTATTTACATATAATCTACCATACCCGTCATCTAGTATTTTAGTAGATGATCCAGAAGTTTGCATACTAAATGTTGATTCCTTTACACCGTCACCAATTGCTTCGTTAGCTAAATTAAATACAAATAAGGAACCAGACGGAGTAAATTTTGTAACCGCAACTGATTCAGTACCATATCCAACAAATGACTTTGATGAATAAAAACTTGTATTTAAAAATGTAAATAACTGATATGCATATACACCCGATTCATTTATATATCCCACATCAAAATCGTTTTGTTGAAAACTTATCCAGTTTTCCGGTGGTTGATGTGCGATATCAATAGATACCTGGAGCGGATTATTCGCCGCTCCAGATACTATTGTATAACTTTGTGATGCATATGCGATAAATGGTTCTTTCGAATATCCATCACGGTCGAGAGGTTTGAGAACTCTCATAGAACCTCCCGTATATTATTTATAACTAACACTTACAAATTACTCGTTATTAAAAATCCAATCTTACTCTGACGAGAGCTTCCTTGTCAAATGTCTTTTCCAACGGACGACTCATTTTTGCTACTGCCAGTAATTCCTTCGAATTATTATACAATCCAACAGTTGTTGCGTATATATGTGGATCTTGTACGAAATCTTCATTCAAGATTTGTCCGTTTGTATTATTATAAAATGTCGGATTATTTGAGTAATTAAAATCTTTATTTCTTAAGCGAACGAAATAATGTGTCGATGAAATAGTTTCTGCAGAACGAGCTTGAAAATCTTTACCCAATACAAGTGATCGAACTAATCCATCATGATTATATTGTGGTCGTGGAGTTCCTGTAAGAGTTCCGGCGATTGATCCTGTATATGGAGCGAAAGGTTTTCCAGCACTTCCTGCCGCCGTGGAATAAAAATAATCTTCCGTGTTACCATTACCGGTACCTGTTGAAGAACCCGTTACCGACGCGGACAAGAATCCAATCGTTGGAATTATAGCATCTGGATTTAATACAATGATACCCAAATCCGGATAAACCAATCCAAATCCCTTACCTTGTACGGATTCCGATGTTACGACAGTACTCCCACTTATACCAGTGAGTGATCCAGAAACTACATTAAATACTCGTCCTGATTTTGCAGTTGCGGACTTTGCACTTAGTGTTTGACCACTATCGTCAATAAAAGTAAATGCACCGTTTGAACCTGACAAGGTTATTAACCAATTACCAGGATCTAACTGTTCTCGTAATCTACTTCTAGCAATATTGATAACATAGATATGAGGTGTACTATAATTACCGAATGTGAACAAATCATCGGACGGATCTAATAAAATATTCTTATACTGTAAATAGGTTGCTTTGGTTGATAAATTAGCCAAATCATCTTGAGCTAATGTCGGCGTACCATCACCGTTTGAATGACCATATGCTACGGCAAATTGAACTTCCGCCGTACTATCGGTAGATGGGCTTTTGTCGTAGATATCAAAATAATACTCACCACTTGAAGAAATTTGTGTACTTGAGGAAAAAAATGAAGTTAAACTTCCCGTGTCTCCTGACCACAAACCCGTAGTTACAGTGGTTTGATTTGCCACTACGATATCTTCATCAATGTTAAAGGGAACAAATGTACGAATTGGCATATATCAAACCTCTGTTATACTGTTGGTTTGGCCTTAACCGTAACAGTTACGGTCTTGGTTGCGCCTGTTAAATTATTGATAATTGTAAGTTGCGTTACACGATCAACTGTTAATTCTTTTGCTGTTAAATTAAATGTAAATCCTTGTACCACGACAGCATTTGCCGAAACAGCTTGATTCGCGGTAAAGAATGGTGTAGTTGTACCCGTTGGTAACGGTGCACCAGTAGATATAGTGGAAATGGTTCCATCATACAAGATTGCGGTATATCCAGCTGTTGCGAGTTCTGCGGTGGTTGTTGGATTCACCGTTACAGAGTCATTATAATTTAATGTGTATCCCGTAACACCCAACGAAATTGTTGGAATTTCTTTTGTACCACGATCCAACGATACTAACTTGTATCTCATAGATTGTGTTTCATCTGGTGATGCTTCCAGTACGGGCATATTTTCGATAATTGACCCGTAATACGAAGAACCGAGTGGATGTGAAGTAGTATATAATGTATAATCTACCTCATCATCGGCCACAGCGAACTGTGTGATGTTGAATTGACTTTGACCTTTCGATAGTAATTCTCTACCTTTCTTGGTCAATATCGCATCAACAGTGATAGTTGAGTTGTTTAGATATCCCATTGTTTTTGCCCCTTTAACTTAAGTTGTCGAATATAAATATGTTACAAATACTTTTTACTACACATTTAGGTTGGTTCCACCCAAGTTTTCTTCGTCTAACAAGATATTTGGGGAAACCGTGATTGATGTTCCAGCGGTTGAGGTGACTTCTACAGGTGAACGACCGTCTGTGGTAGTATCCTGTGTTTGCAGACACCCTATGTAATTTCTTCGTTTTGTCGATATCAGGTTATCTCTAAAGAACTTATAATGTCTTTGTAGATATCCCTTTGGAATAATTGATTCCGTTTCTATAGCGTAATACCCGAAGTCAATATTTAAATCATTGATAAAATTTCCACCCACTTCATCTATGGTATAATAAATCAAAGCGTTTGGAGAAGCATCGGAATTTACCAATCGAACTTCGGGGAAAAGCCCATAATTAATATTTTGTATGTCACTTGTCACAGTAAAATCAAATAATACTCCGTGATCCCCAGTAGGTTCAATTCCAACAGGTCTGTCAAAATCAGCACTTCGGTTGGCGTTGGTACTATATAATCTAATTCGTATATCTGCTTGACTTGCTCGTATAGAAAATAACGCTGCTATAATCTGTAGTCGGACGGTACCTACCAAGCGAGTGTTTGCTGATATTGCTTGAATTCGCAATCTTGTATTGTATCGTTTTGGTTCATTAATTGGTCTACTGATATCCACGATAGTTAAAGGTAAAATTCGTAGATCTTCTATGCTTGGTGTACTGTATGTGTCGAATATTACTCGGTATGGAGTTTGTACTGCCCGACCAACATAAAAAATAGGTACCCAATTATTTTTATCTAGCGTCGGATAATTGTATGAATCAGTAGGTGCGTTGGGTGATACGAATCTATACAATTTATTGTTACCGTATTTTGCGTCACCCGTTGCTCCCAGCTGAGTCACTACATCATTTTTACTATATGTAGTACCGAATGACCATGTAGCTTGAGATCCTGTTAGAAAATTATATTGTTTATTTCCAACTATTTGTTTTTGAGTTCGTTCAAGATAATAAATACCATTGGTTTTATTAAAATAATTTATAACACCATAATCTCTAAAATCAGCTCTGGGTGGTATTTCCTCGAATATTGATGCTTGTATTATATTTTTATTTTGTGTTGATAATATCTCACCGATATCAATTGTATCTTCGTATGTTAAATACGATGACACTACTTGTGATTTGTTTATCGTATCTATAGCATCACCAGAATATATCGCGTAATCACCCAGAACCTTAGCATTTACCATCTGTACTTTCGCACCGTCAAGTAATCCGTTCAACAAATCATCTACGAGTATTGAATTGTTGACCGATGATATCGTTGTTTCAAATGTGTTATAATCACTGTTCGATAAATTACTTGGTAGTTGTTCAATCGATCCGTTGAGTTGTAATGTGTCTGCGGAAAGAATAGTTATTTTTGCATTGTCGTATAGTGCCAAGATATCAGTATATGCTGCATTTACAGTTTGTTGCGATTTTATATTGATGTCTGTTTCGGTGGACACCGTGATGTCCATATCGCGGTGTCTTGTTCGTGATGTACTTACTGCCGCTGTGTTTCGTTTGGTATTTGCTCCACTAAACTTAGTAGGTTTAATAGATAACACTTTTTTCCGTTCTAATAAATTAGGTTCTATTATAATACCAGTAGCTAATGTTGTCTTTGCTGGTACTAATGTTTTTGCTTGTTCAAATAATACTGGAGAAATTTTATCAAAGAATCTGACGAACTGTGGAATGTTAACTGCTACACTATAATACTGATTATAATACGACTTAAATGCTTCTAGATTTGGATATGCATTTTTAAATTGATTTCCTGGATATCCTATTGCATCCGCAATATTGAAATTTCCCAAAGAACGAACAATTATATTATTTGTTGCATCGGTTGGTGATACAAAGAACCCAACAAATTTCTTAGATTGTGGTTGTTGTTTTCGTTCTTCAATTGAAACAATACTTTTTGTTCTACTCAATAATGGTTCACCCAACGGAGTTGTTTCTTTAAATATCGCCGGCGGTTGAATAATAATTTTATTGCTTCCGTATGCAGATGCACCACCATTCGTCGTATATTGATATACACGACGAGTAATACGCGACATTTGATATGGGAATGCTGGTTGATTAGTAAACCCGTATGCTAGTATATTACTTAAATTTGGTAGTAACGGTTTGGTGGGATCTGATACACCATCTTTGTTTTTATACGGGGTATCATTACTTGTACTACCAGACGATAAATTTTGTGGTTTGTGAAATGATAAACGAACATATAAATTTTCTGCAGCCGACCAGTATGCGTTTCCAGCAAAACTTCCCGGATTTAATGCTTGATCTAAGAAATTATCATTTTCTATTTCTTCACCCCAAATACGAACTTCGTCAACCGTTCCATCAAAATTATTCAATGATAATGAACCAGATCCACCGAGATACATGTTCGAAGTTAATGGTAATGCATTTCGTAAATATGATGCGGTGGTGTGCATGCTCGATGTATATAATATTTCCTCACCATCTGATTTAGCAACTTGGAGATTAACACTTGATGTATTGTATCGTAACATTACATCAAAATAATCACCACTAAAGAAATTACTATAACTACTGGTTAATAGTACTTCCCCTATATTATTTGTGACTTCAATTTTACCTAACGATGACGCACCAGATGGATGCGTGTTTAATCGCATATGCCATAAATTATCACCGGTAGTTAGAGTTGTTACTTGCTTGTTTGTTGACGCAAATCTAAATTGTACGGTGTGTATATCACGGAACGACGATGATAGTGGAAGTTGTAAGTAGGATCCAGAATTAAAGTTTAGTGCATTTGTAACTTCATCAAATATTTCAAAACTTCCTGTAGTGGGTGTGTCAGATTCTCGTATGGTTACTATTTGTTCGTTTAGTCCAAAGATATTTAATAGTGCTTGTAATGATGTTCGAGAACCTTTGATACGATTTAAATATAACGAGTTATGTAAGAATCGTTTAAATAATTCAGTAGTTAGTTCTCTACGCTTAGTCAACGAGGTAGAATCTGTTATGTAATTATATAAACTGTCCATTGCATGTGGATTAATTAAATTTAAACCAAATGCTTTTGATACTTCCCACACCAAATCTTGTGACAATCCATCTGTTGCACTAACATTTCTATCGTAAATTTTTGTAAAATTCTCAATATACAATCGTATATTATCAAAGAAATGTCCAATTAATTTTGTAAATGTTATAAATTCTGCTGATTGTGTGTCCGATTGCAAGTATGATGGAATACTATTTATCATTGTTTGATGATTAAATTCATCGTATCGGTTTGCGATAACACTTTGTGTAGCATACCAATTAATTGCTTCGGTTTCTGTTGGCAGATATAATGTTCCATTGTCTCGTTTAGGCCAAGTACCGTCTATATTATACTCGGTATTATTGTCTGTCCAATATACACTCGCACTATATGCACTTCCCGATCCATAGAACAAATATCGTTCATATCCATCAAACCCACGAATAATTTCTTCCATTTCCAATGCTGCTTTCTTAGATCCTTCTCGCAGATACAAAGATGAGGATGGTAACTCTGGTGGAGAAAATATAGTAACCGTGGATCCGGTAGATATCAACAGAGATCCACTAGGTGGAACTAGTGTAGTTGGGCTTGGATATGATGCCGATGGACTGCTTATTGTTACTGGTGTTGTAATTAAGAATGCGTTTGTTCCAAATATAGAATCTTCGGCAAACCCCCCGAGATATCTAGAATTTTGTTCTAGTGCATACAATCGTAGTAGTTGTTGTCTAAAACCAGCCAATCGTGCTTCTGCTGAACTGAATTTTACGAAATTATTATAATTCGTATAATCTATATTTAATTCTGATGAACGATAATCATCCGTAAACCAACGGCGTAATATCTCATTAGCAAAACTATAATTCCCGTATGTATCGTCACTACCCTCTACACTGATACCGATATTCTCTAGATTTTTATTTCGTAAAATATTTGCAGCAGAATTTAATACTTTTAAATCATTGTTTAGTGGTCGTAACCACAAACTGGTGTCTTGCAGTGGTGCAATTTCAATCTTTACGGTATCAACAATTGTGTTAGCGACTTCTCTACTAATTAAAACATTCTGTCCAACTTCAAAATCCAAATCAATTGGTTCCAACAATTTAACTAATAATTTAGTACTATCATTTGGATCTAGTTTCCAATTAATTAAAATTCGTTGTGTGTCATCACCAAAATTTAATAATGTCTTTAGATACCTTTCCGGATCAGAAAAATTTTGTACAATGTTTCTAATTTTTTGTTGTAGTGCTTCAGTCATTGCTTGTCGCAATGGTACTAACACAGGATCATACGGAGCAATATTAATATTTAACGGTAATTCCGTTTGTGATAGTTGTACATTTTCTTGTTCTACTCGAATTACAAATTGGATAGATTGTGCTCCGGGAGTCGGAGCAGTCAGCGGTGCAACCAACGGAATTCGATTTTCAATTGGTTTCTGCAATTCTTGTATATTTGTTTTTATCTGTTCCGGTGTTTGTTGTATAGTTTGTAATGTGATTTGCGGTTCTATTGTTGGAGCGACTATTGTTACCGTTGATATTGGTACTATAGGTTCTGCAAATTCCGCTGTGTCTGGGTTTGGTGCGAATACCGTTACTTGTCGTGGGGGTGGTGGAAGTATAGTAGGTAATACACGAAGTATTACCCCACCCGCAGCAGCTTCATTTACACCACCAGTTAATATTCCGCGTTCGTATGCTTCTATTACATCTACCGCATTGGCAGTTACCCAGACCACACCACCAACGGCAGTTTTTATTCTGACTGCAGTAGGAAAATATGTATAAATATTATTAGCCTGTTCGTAATTATTATAATCTTGGTCTGTTAGAGATTGTACTGCAACCTCACCGGACAATATCTGATCATCTATACTAGGGCCATTCTGTATTTTGTAATCAGCTGGGTTTATAGCCATATAATTCCTTGCTTATATTTGATTTGATGTTACTACACCACCCGATTCCACGGTATTACCACCTACATTCATATTTACTATGTCTAATTCGGTGGTTCCACGCCCAGTACCACCACCGCCGCCACCACTTGTATAGTATGAACAACTACCATCATTTATGGTTGCCGATGGATTATAATTCAATGCTACGAAATCGGTACATCCGAGTGTATCATAAATACATGTTACATCATTAATTGTTGCTTGTGGATTATAATTTTTTGCTTGCGGATCCATACACCCAGATATAGATTCTACACAACTTCCATCATTTTCCATTGCACGAGGATTATAATTAACCGCTGTGCTAGAAGTACATCCTTTTATAGATACACAACTACCATCATCTTTTGTTGCATCTGGATTATAATTGGACATTCTTGGGTCTGTACACCCGTACACATCTGTTTTTCCAACAAATTCAGATACACACGATGTTGTACATCCAGTTTTACATTCACCAACAACCAGATTTCCATAATCAGGTGTATTAGTTAAATAATTTTGTATATATCGACATACAGCTGCAAATCCTCTACTATCTGCCGGACCAACCGAATATATTTGTCCAATTGTTGTACACACAGTTTCATTGGTGCATCCAAAATTACAACATACATCATTTGGACATGCAACAATATCAGAAGACGCATTATAATTTGTAGCTGACGAATTTTTGCAACCTATAAATTTACAAGAACCATTATCTTGCGTTGCTGCTGGGTCGTAGTTTGTTGCTGTGATATTTGTACATCCAGATTTGTTAAACAGACATGTACCATCATCCACCGTCGCTAATTCAAAATAATTTATTGCATTTAAATTTGTACATCCCAGTACTTGACCATTGATATATCGGCATGTTCCATCATTTTCGGTTGCTTGTGGATTATAATTTGCGGCTTTACCATCCGTACACCCAAGTACGGGTCCGCAGTTTCCAAATCTATCAGGAAATGTACATCGTCCATCATCTATGGTTGCATTCGGATTATAATTACATGCATTAGAATTTTGACATCCGTATACGTCATGCGGTTCGCAAATATCAGGTAACGCGGGTTTGGTTGCATTTGGATTATAGTTTTTTGAGTTAGGATCCAAACAACCAAATATATCATTCGTTGCTGTTGTTATGTACGAGCATGTGTCATTTTTAGAAATTGTTGCAATTGGATTATAATTTACCGCGTTTCTGTCTGTACATCCTTCTATCGGTAATGCATAAGTACAATCTGCGGATGTGTTTGCATTGGGATTATAATTTAACGCAGTAGAATCTTGACATCCAGGAATGCTTTGTATACAACTTCCATCATCTTGCGTAGCTTGGGAATTATAGTTTAATGCGGTTCTATTTGTACATCCGACAATTGGAATTACCTCTTGAACGGGAGGAAATTCACATTGCGTGTTTATATTTGCGGACGGGTTGTAATTTATTGCATTGGAGTTTGTGCAACCATATATCTTTGCGATGCACGAACCATCATCCACCGTAGCTAAATTATTATAATTAAAAGCAGTTGTATCCGTACATCCACGATAAATAACAGGTAGTGGTGGCGACGGTGGTGGCGGTGGTGGAAGTGGTGGTAGTGGTGGTATAATAATAGGTTCTGCCGTTGCTATAAAATTAATTGTTGCGGGAATTATTCCTGCGGGCAACGATTCCATTACATTTAAATCATATGATATCGTAAATGTTTTACTTTCTTGTGGTTCGAGTGTCAATTGATTTGGTGTTAATATAGAACCATCAAAGGTATCTTCAACCAATACTGTAATTCTGAACACAGTGGATATATTAGTGACCGTTACGTCTTGACTCGATATAGCACGGTCACGCAATTTATAGTTTGCAACAACTTGTTGTGTTGAAAATGTCAAATAATCAGCAGCATTTGCCATACTTTACCTCAAATCAATTGAATTTTACCTTGAACCAACAGTCCAAGATTATTATTTAAAAACGCATTATCTACAGCTCGTTCTACTAATATATCTAGTTCACTTGCTTGTAATCTATCAAATATATTGCTTTCTTTTGTTGCGACTACCAACTGCATAAATTCATCATATATGGCCGCACTAGCAATTTCTATCGTTTGATTTAATTCATCCGGAAGTTCTCGCTCTACAGCAATCAATTGTGTTTGTAAATCGGGAATAATTTGATTTAAGTTATCATTTACATTTAAAATAAATTCGTCACTTTGTACAGGTTCGAATTGTTCATTACTAACAACATCCCCCTCGTTCAATCCCATAATAGCACTCATAGCACCACCGGCCAAAATTCGTGGTAACCCAGGTTCTATAAATTCAAATAATTCTTGTTGTTCGGTCGATGTAAATGCTACATTGAATCCAAGTCGTAATTCAGTTCTGGAATCGGAAATTTCTTCAATCGATAGTTTTCTATTTCCATAGGTACCAATTTCATCAGAAAACAAATTGATGACTAAGGTATATGTTCCTGGTGAAAGGAATATTCCCAGTTCAGTTTGTATTCGTGTCATGTCCAAAACCACTTTTTCTTCCCGAGTTCCATCGGGTAATAGCAGTGAACGAATAGAAATTATACCAGAATTTAATGATACAATAGTTGTATTAATTAAATTATTTTGTGTATCATAAAAATGTAATTCCAAATTATCATCAATATCAAACCCAAACTCCGCAGGTAATCTGCCAGTAAGAATTTCAATATCATTTTCTGATTCCGCTAATCGTGAAATGGGAAATGATTGTGGTTTGGTCGGAATTAATTGAACATAGTTTGGTTGTTTTGGCATATACTATTCCTGCGACAATGTTTTTTCCAACTCATCTTTCATTTTATATAACACCGATAATACATTTTCTCTTGGCATGGGTTTATATCCCGCGGGTATCTGTATTTCTGCGGAGGTTCCTTTGATATTTGTTAGTACTTTCGGTGATCTGACAGTTTTTGATAATGCCGCTAATCTTCCTGCCAGAGATAACTTTCCAATTAACTTATTAAACAATGTAGATTTTTGTATTTTTATCAATGTAGGTACACCACTTAAAGTTTCTAATACTGTGTATGGTGTGTTTTCTTGTTTGGTGATATCGTCTTTAACATCGGCCAATCGTTTATCTACTGACGAACGAGGTATTTTTCGTTCCGGTGTTGCCCCCGTATACTCACCACCAGATGATGTATATGCTTTTTTACCTGGTGCTACCGTTATCATTTCTTGTTGTCCTTGACTATTAGTTCCACCCGTACCCTGCATTGTATCTTCAATCTGTTGAATACCAATATTTAAAGTATTGATAGCACTATTAACTGTGTCTATTCCAGGTATTACACCCGCAATGCTTGGAACTCCCGTTCCCATTTTTATCAAAGCATTTTCTTGAACACTTGGTATAGGATCAATGATATCGTCGGAAGTATCTGCCGATGCAAACAATCCAGCTTCGTCAGAAAATGCGCTATCTGGTGATATTTCACTTCCAGTTCCCGCATCTACAGTGACAAAATCATTTGGTCCTGGTCCTGTTCTGATTACATTAACTTCCGCGTTTTGTTGCGAAGTTTCTTGTGATACAGAAGGTCTAGCATCCGTGGTGGATCCTACATATCCACCAGGAATTGAACCTGGTCCGTTCGTCAATCCCACGAAATCCAATGCAGCTAATTGATCTTCTTCTTCTGGTGTAGTTATTTCACTTGGTGATACTCTACGAATTGCATCAAATCCGGCTAATTCTGAGAAGTTTTCATCAATTTCCGCAGCTGCTTCATTTGCTGCTTCAGAATCACCAATAGCTGCTGCAGCTGCCAAATCTTCCAAATTAAGTAATGCATTCAATGCCAATTGTCGTTGTTCGGATAGTGTTCCGATAAAATCAGGTACCGCCAGTTCATCGTCCAATTCTGTAAAAAAGTTATCCAGTGTATATTGTTTATATACATCTCGAACAATTGAATTTATATAATATTGTGGTTTATTTAAATCAGTTTGTCCATTTTGCATCTTTATTATTGCAATGTTATTTGGTGTATATTCCACCACATTGTCCAATTCTAATACATCAGATTTGTTTGTTGCGATTCTACGTGGCGTATAAAATTCTTTTTCAGCAGTAAACAATACCTCTTCACCGTCCGTTAATTTTATACGAAGTGTAAGGTCTTCTTGTGGACTTTGAAAATCTGGTGTTTCTATATATGTTTTCTCTATGTAACGAACATCTGCCATATTATGTTACTTCCGTTGCAGTAAGTTTATTATTACTTTACAATAAAAGTAAACAATTCCGGAAGAATGAAATTATCTTCATCTCCATTGTTTATATTTAAAGAAATTTTATAGTATCTATTTTTGTATAATGGTGTGGTGTCCAGTACAAAATACGAACCCGTTGCATCACATTCTATTTTTGATCCATTATCAAATGGAACTATCGAAGTTCCTGCCTGGTAGTCCACAACACTAACATACGAAGTTTGTGGTAAATAATACTTGTTTTTATATCGAAGTGTTGCGTCAAAATTCTTTTGGGGGTACTTGTCACGAACCACAAATCGTACTTTCTGCTTCGTTCCCTTAATATAAGTTTCTGCTGCGTTACGCGGAATAACCATAATATCCGATGTGTTGGGAATTGGTTTCAACGATCCAGTAGTAAATACTGCACTGTTCCACAATATTTCTAATGTAGGTGCATGTACGGTATGCGTTTGACGAGAAAAGAACTTAATGTTCCCTGCGTTGGTTTGATCACTGTCACTTGCCGGTGGGACTCGTAGTGCCAATCCATACCAATTTAATGATTGAGACACGACCGGTTGCATAATAGATGAGACATCAATACGCAAATCTTGTAATGGATACTCACTCAATGTTATACTTTGTGATGGGGTAGTAACTATCGGACCCCCATCCACACTCCACGATACGGCAGCGGTGGATTGTCTCCACGTTGCACCGTCACCGGCGTTCTGTGTTTGTTGTACAAAATATCCCGATCCTTCTGTCCACGATGATGACACTCGATAGACTAATATTTGTTGGTTAATTGGTAGCTTTTCTGCATTTGCTATTTTAAGATTTAAAAAATATGACGCAGTTGCTGGTGTTGATCCGCTTGCGGGTAGTGTGAAGTTTATTAATGTACGAGCAGAACTACCCGTATATGCTATTCCCAAATCTTCAGGAGCAGCCACTTTACCTACTTCTAATATTTCATCCAATCCAGCGTTATTAGTAGGAAATCGTTGATACAAAGTTGTATCTGCGGACGATGTTAGTATTATTCTCATTGTCTTGCCGTCCCCACTATATCTGTTTCTGGGTATCGTATCTCGAATATACATGGATCCAATGATGGATATAATACATCATCGACAATTGCCTCTGCTATATCGTAACGATAATTTTGGTAATCTCGTCCATCTTTGAAAAAATATTTATTTGTAATTTCCAAATTATTCACACTCTGCACTCCTTCTTGTGCAACAACCAATACCCGAAGATCTGATAGTTTAATTGGTTGATTAATTTGCCATTTACGAACATTGAAATATGCACGAATCTCGTCCAAACATATAGCTAATACATCTTGTAAATTATATCCTTTATATACTGTTATGTCGAATGATACTCCAATATTCACTATAAATGAATCTAAGATATTTACTTGATCGGTTAACATTCTATATTTTGATAAATATGATTGTACATTTTTCTTTACCAAAGAATTCAATGTGGTTAATTTACCACTTTGATTGTATCCCAACATATACAAGTTAATAGCGTTAGGTTTTGGATTATCTTCAACATATACACGATTAGTATCTAAATCTTGATCTTGTAAATTAATATTTGGTGGTAATGCTTGAATCTTATTTTGTTGATTATCAGATACGGCAAATACCTTTGCTACAGCTCCAAATTTAGCTGGCATTGCTAATACACGACTTTCGTAATCTTCACGAGTAACAACACGATTCTGTGCATTTAAAAACGATAGTGCTCGTTGACGAATTTCCTCTACAGTTTCACCATCCAATCCACCCGTTGCTGGCATTGCGTTAAACACCGATACGGTAGATTTGATGTCATTAAATAATGCCAATTCGTCTGAATTAAATTCCGTTGTGTCGTTTACTATGTTTAATACGCCAACTTCTGTTATAGTACCCGATGCAACGTTCGTTTCAATTCCGCCACCAACCGAGTATTCAATTGTTAATGTTGTGTTTGCAGGTGATAATCCAAAACTATCTGTGTTTAAAAAATCTGTATTATCCAGCGATACACTTGCTAAATTAGTTGTATAATCTTCGTTTGCTACTTGTCGTGCATCCAAAGAAACAATATCTTCCGATATATTACCTTGTCCAGACCCAAATAATATTTGTAATTGTTTTTCGTTGTTCAATCTGGTAACAAATCTACGAGGGACCGTTCTAAATTTTATTGTATACGATGGATTCGTTGATTCCGATTCGCTGTTAGTATATACGACTTCTTTATCATCAATAATAGTATCTTGTGCGAGATATTCTACTTCGTACCACAGATTCCCTTCGGAATCTAAAACTTTCGACACAGAATTTACATTATTATCACCCAGAACAATTGTAGAAAATTTCGAAGGATCTCCGAAAGAAAACGATTGCGTACGCAATTGTCCAGCCATTACTTTTACAGTTTTTGTTATAAGATATGTAGTAATTTGTAATGTGTCATCACTAATTTGATATGGTTGTATAGATCGATTTGTTGAATCTGCGAAATCTACAAATTCCAAGCTTCGAAACGAAACAATATTTTCACCTGTTGTTGAGAATGTAGAATTTCTATCAATTCGTAACATATATGTTGAGTCAGGAACAAATCCATCATCAGGACCTTTTGCGGGTACAATTTGTGATATCAATACTTCGGTAACCGCCGGAATTATTGTCTTTGGTTTATATCCAAACGCTTGTGCAATATTAATAATATTTTTTTCTTCTTCTGCGTATGCTAATAAATTTTCTTTAAATTGATTGTCAATATAAAAAGATAATACATCACCAACATATGCAGCAAGTTCTAACATTATCATTCCTGGATTTGATTCGTTAAAATCTGTCCATGTTGAAGGATAATATTGTTTTGTAAATGTTATCAAATCAGCTTTAAAATCTCTAAAATTTTTATTTAGATATTTTACTTCTTTGGATGTAACATTCTGTAATTTTCTAACCACACCATTGTTTAATGACATACTTTATCTCAAATTGTAGTTAATCTTCCAGAACTGATCAAGCTTCCTTGCGCAACTTCACCAATTCTTAATTGTACAGATTGTACCGCCAAAGGATTATTTACAAACCCGTATTGGACATACAATAAAATACTATTATCATTCAAAAATGTTTCTTCGTTTAATATTTGTACTTGTCGTAATCTTAAATACGGCATCCACTGGTTTACGGCATTAAGCACATACTGCTGTGCTAACTCTTGAACTTCCGTGGTTTTTTGTTCAAACAGTAATTTTGGGAGATCACAACCAAATCCAGGATTACCTACTCGTTCTCCTTTCATAGTTAACATCAAATTAATAAATTTTGACTTTTCGTTTTCCAACGCATCCGCTGTGGTTGCAAAATACCCACGAGAAGATCGTTGTAATGGTAACGGAGATCCCAAATATACTGTTTTTGACATATATTAATTACCAAGCCCCATTTTTTTCATGAGTTGGCTGTAATCACGATTAATAGCGTCCACGGCGGGTTTTACATTGGGATTGTTAATATCTACCGTGGTATTGTCTGGCATGATCATTCTGTCCGTACTTGCCGATAACGTGTCACCCATTCGTTCCAATCCCATCATAGCTGCTAATTTTGAACGGTCAATAGAAGATTTTTTGGTAGGAGCAGATTCTACAATTCGTTGGGTACCTTTAATTTCTGCTATAGCTTCGTCCAGTATAGCAGGAAGTAACTTCCGAACAGTTTTTTCCACCGATTCGTCCATTTGTTCCTTTACCAATTCTTTTACATATGCTCGAAATAATGCTTTGTCCATTCGTATCTCCTTAAAAAATTATAACCTTTTAGACCCTTTATTTAAATATCAAACTAATGTGAAATTAAACAATTATATTATACTTTTTGGTATGTCACTGTTACTAATATGTACACCCCGTCAACATTTCCAATTCTACTTAAAATATCATATTTAGTATTAGGATATTGTTGTGTAAATTTATCTATTGACAACGACATTTGTCTGGCGGTTGTCAATGTGGCCCCCTTCCCAATACCAACTATAAAATTTTTTATATTATTTGAGTTTAAAAACTGCGTTATACTCATATTTAATTCGTCTGTTTTCGTTTTTTCTGCGACAGTCATATTATCTACCACAGCAGAACTTTTTATATCACTACCAACTAATTGTCCATTTAAAATTTGTTGCGCAGATTGTATTCCCGACGCTGCTCGATTTACCAGAGAATTTGCTGCATTCAAACTTGTTAATGTTGAATTTCGTAATCGTTCTGCTTTTTTTTGCGCTTCTCGTATTTTTAATACTGTGGCATTTTGAGAAGCTGCGGCGGTATCTATGGTGCTTTCAATTTGTCGTTGTGCAGCAGTTACACCTGAACGAACTCTTCGAATCTGATCATATGCCTGATTAGTAACTGTATCTATTGCTGCATTTTTCGCTGCTATTACTTGATCGTATCTTGCCACTGCTTCTGAAAATGCCTTTCTGGTATTTGCTATTGTTTTCTGGAAGGCGTCTGCATTTTTATTATCTCTAATTTTTTCTTTTGATTCTTTTCTTGCTTGCTCTAATGCAACCTTCGATGTTTTTTGCGATTGTTTTTTAATTTTATCGACCAAATCTCGAATTTTCATCCGCAAATTAGATTTACGAACATTGAATGTTGGAAGTTTTGGTAACTTTGGAAATTTAAGTTTTCGTGGTATTTCTTTAAATTTACTAAGTAGTTTTAAAAACTTATCATAATTATCAGAAAATTTCTTTTGAAATTCTTGTTTTTTTCTGCGTAAGTTATCCCACAATTCACGCCGTTTCTTATATAATTCACTAATTCTTTCCAATTTAATTTTTAGTTGGTCGTATGAATTAGAATAAGCTTCAAGTTGATCTTGATATTGCCTGATCTTATCAGCCGAAGCACCAATATTTGTTAACGATTGAATTTTGGATGATAGGGCGGATATCTGAGCTTCTGTCTTACTTAATTGATCTATTAATTGAGTTTTTTGTAGTCCCAGTGCAAGTATATCTTTCGCATATTCTGCAGTTTTTGCTGTCAGTGGGTCTACCCCTTTTAAAATTCTAGATTTTGCTTTGGACCTAGTATTTTTATTTGTAGTTGTTTCACCTTCAATTTTAGAGTTTGTTCCTCTTCGTCGTTGAACAACACTATCAATTATTTCTGGTGTAAAATTTGATAATTGTGTAGTAATATTTTTTGAATCTTCTTCTCGTTTCAACTTACCAGATAATTCCAATAATGAATTAGAAACAGGTATATTTTGTGATTCTTGTTGTCGAGTTAATGCCACAATATTTGTTTTTGTCGCATTCGTTAAATTTGGCATTTTACTCACCGCAGTTTGTGCCAAACTTAAAGTATTACGAATTTTATTGACGGATGATGAGATTTTATTTAAAGACATGTTATATTAAATTTGAATACCATTCCCAAGTAATCCTGAAGACGATTGAGTTTTTTCATTTAATTTGACAACAAAATTATCATCCGATGACCACCGTGCATTAAGAGGTCCAGGTATAACAAGATATCGCATATATGTCATCCACAATCTAGCAACAACTGCTGGATTTATTACTCCCGTTGGTCCGAGCACCAGAGGTTGCGTACTCATTATAACTTTTAACAATTCTAAAAAGAATTTTTTGAGTGTGGTTCCCATAACAATTGGTTCTGCTCGGTCATTATATCCACCTAGATATGTTTCATTACTTCTAATAACTACATAACGACCGGCGTCAATATTAACATCCGCTCCACCTGCGAAAAATATATCCAGTTTTGCTTTACCTATCATATTTTGTTTTGCAAGTAAAGTTATATCTTGTAAAGTTCTTTCGGTAATCGGTCCTTCGGAATCTATAGTTATCCCCTGTCGTAGGGAATTCATATGAATTCCTTCTTTACTAAACAGATAGATTGACTTTAATTTAGAATTAAGCGTGATTGTGTCAGAATTAACTAACAGTTGTGCACCATCAAATGAAGTTGGTTTTGATACCATAGAAAACAAAAAAGTTTCACTCTGTTTTGTTGCCGGCGTAAATGGTAATACTTCGTCGGATGTTAAATATATGGATGTTGCGTCGGCATCTAGATTTTCTATGGTAAGAGAAGATTTCTTATCTTCGACTTTACCCGACTCTTTTGATTGACCTGTTCGTAATATAATATTTGGTGATTGTCTAGATGGCGTTTCATGCATTTGACTAGTACCAAATCGAATACTATGTCCATATCGTCCTTGGTAAATTACATCACCTTCGAAATTTTTTACAGATTGTACCTTATCGGCTTCTTTAAATTGACGCCCAGGTTTAGTTTTGATCTGTACGGGTGTTTTGTATATACCTTCTCTGGCTTCTCTTTGTCGATCTCGTATTTTTCCGGGTTGCGCTGCTTCTACCATATCACCTAATAATGGTCTTGCATTTTGTGTTATATGTCTATCCACATTAATTGGTCCGACATAATAATATTTACCCAGTGCTTTAAAAACCAATACAAATTCACCAACCAGAGGAAATGTTGATTGATATGGATTTAATGGATCGGATTCATATAAATCTTTTCGCCGTGTTACCTGATCCAACTCCAACAATCTAATTTTAACTCGACCAGCAGTTTTTGCTGCCAGTTTGTCATCTCGTATATTAGTACCAGATCCTTCTTCATTGATAATAATAGATTCTACTTGAGCAACCCCATATATAAATGGTTGTGTAACCACCCCACCACCTGTGTTTTGTCCAGGTTTTAGTGTGGATAGTCCCGATTGTCTATTGGTTACTCGAAATCCACCATTTGATGTCATTTCTTAACTCTGTTCGATACTGCAAATATTGCTTCGTCCAATTCTTCCGAATCTTGTTTAATTTCATCAAATTCCGCCTTCAAATCACCCAATAACGCTTGCTTCTCTGCTTCGGTAAGTAGTCCGTCTATGTTTTCACCCTTGGACGCTGCCCCGACAATGCGTTGTGCGATTTGTGCGATACGAACTAAATGTTCGTCGTTTTTCACATTGACCTCAATAAAATCTTTTATAACAGGTCCAATTACCGCGGCATCTTCTGGGGTACGAATAAGCATAACCAACTTAGAGACAAATGTATTAATTTGTTGTCTCTTAGAGTCGGTATTCTTATAAATTTCTGAAAAGAGGTCGGATAGTGTTTTTCCGTCAAATATTTCTTTATCTAAACTCATTATAACCTCCGATTACTATTCTATAAATAGTTAGAAGCTATTTTTTATATACGAAATATGTGGATGGATCGGATATATGTCCCGTTTTACGAAATTCTTTCATTTTCTCAAAAACATGCACTTTCATCTTATTGATGACTTTTGTAATATGTGATGTTTTGTGGTTAGTCATTTCACGAATCATTAAATATAATGCTTTTTTATTGAAATTGTCTATACCATCGACCCGACGAAGCAATTCCACTACAGCTGTAGATATTTCGACATCTCGTTTTTTCTTAAAAATTTTGGTAAGGTTGAAATCCCAATATTGCACCAGAATTATAATGAAATCCCGCATATCGCTTTGAATTTCTTCGTTGTCTGGTTCAGAAATTAATGTTTCTTCCAAAGAGAATGCGTCATCAACCTTGTCTACCAAATAAACAGATCGTTTTTCTTCTTTGTATGCATTATTGTTATGTAATATTAAATAATTTTTTGCAATAACACTAAAATATGAAAAGGCTTTACCTTTACCTTCCGTAAATTTGTGAAGATTCATTACCAAAAAAGATACTACCTCGGATTTAACATCTTCAAAAGTTCCTTCCATATAAGGAAATTTAAATCTATTAATTACATTTTCCGCAAGTTTATCAAATGGAGCTTCTACATACTCTCTATATAATTCTTCTCGTTCTTCTAAGTCCGTGGTTTTGTTATATTTTACAATTGCATCTTCAGTTTCTTGTGTAAAATAAATTTTACCCAGCGGTTTTTTCTTCTGTCTCAACATCAATTACACTCCCATATAAAAGTGGACGCAATTCATTAACAGTATCAGTTAATTGAGAAAATAGATCTCCGACTTCATCATCTTTCTCAAACATCTGTTTTTCGTCTAGCGTCCGCATAATGTTTAATGTTCTTTGCAAACGAGTGTAAAAATTTTCAATTGCAATTTCCATAATTTCATTTTTACGCAACATATTAAATACTGCGTATCCTAATGCACAATTTAATATTGTACTAAAAATTAATAGAAATATCATAGTGTAATTTTATAATTTGAAAATGTATGCAAATATTCACGAATACTTGTACCATTAGCGTCGGTTCTACCGTATGCATCATTACTTCCAAAGAATAATTTCACATTATTGGAACCTGCCAAGTGTGCTGCAGCTAATACTCCTGATCGTGTAATTTTTACACCCTTTACTACTTTGTTTTCGTATTTAACGATTATTGAATTTAATTCTTTATTATTTGCTCGTAAATATGCAACCATCACAGAATCTTGCAGTTCTGTATCGGATAAAAACTTTTTCTTTGTTATATTAAATCCAAGTACTTTAACCGTACTTGGTGAAAATTGATACTTTCCCATCATACCAAATTTATTAACGACCTGCGGAGTATTATCACTTTCTCGGCGTGCCATATGATGAAGGAATTTTTCTAATTCCGTTGGTTGTGACTTAACAACACGATTAGGTACATATACTTCATTTATTTTTAACATCAGTAAAATTATCAGCGTAGCTGATATGGTTATTAACTTCTTCATACTTTCTCCTGTATTAGAGTAAGTGTGGTCTTGCCTCACGAATTCCAGCATTCGTGACTATAACATATGACGGAGTAAATTCACCAATACTCATTGCTCCGGCGTATGACAAGGCCGACCGTAATCCATCTGTTAATCCATCCACAGTAAACTTTACTTTACCCTTAAATGGAACAATAGTAGATTCACCCTCAACATTACGAGTTGTTTGTCCGTGTACACTCTTTGTTTCTAATGATGCAGCTCCACGGTACCGTTTATATAAACCATTTTGTTTTTCAATAATAGCACCAGGCGCTTCTTTTGTTCCCGCTAGTAGTGATCCAAGAATTACCGAACTTGCTCCAACTGCCAGTGCTTTGGCGATATCACCACTAGTACGAATACCACCACACGCAATAACAGGAACACTTACGACATTTGAGGTTTCTAACAGTGAAGTAACATTTGGTACACCAAACCCAGTTTTAACACGAGTTGTACACAATGAACCACCCCCAATACCTACTCGAATTGCATCAGCACCCCAGAACTCTAATTCTTCCGCAGCTTCGGCGGTTGCTACATTTCCAGCAATGATATCAATGTGTGGAAAGTTATCCTTAATTTTAATAATTGCTTCACGAACAAATGCGTGATGCCCATGTGCCACATCTATTAATATAACATTCACTCCAGCATTAATCAAGGTGTCGGCGCGTTCAAAATAATCTCCATTTGCTCCAATTGCTGCCATAATTGGAACAGTCATTCCATTCCAATTCTTATATATTTCCTCATAGAACACTGCCGCTTTTACCTGATGTACTTCTTCGGCTTGTTGTTCAATTGACATAAACCGATGAATACATCCAACACCACCCAATTCTGCCATCGCAATCGCCATTTCAGAATCACATACGGTATCCATAGGTGATGCAATGAGAGGAATCTTAATACTATAATTAGTTGTTAATCTAGTAGTAAGGTCAATTTGCGACCGTGATTCAATATCCGAATACGCAGGAATTAAATTGATATCATCGTAGGTCAATGCTTGTTTACCGTGTAATGGTTGCATAATAATTATTTTGCTCTCGTTGCCGTAATATGTCTTTAATATGATACAAAGCCCAATCTTCTTCTGCTGGTAAATGCGCTTCGGTTTTATGTCCAGATATTCGTTCGTGTACTTTATTTTGCCACTTAATATTATCTAAATTTTTATACAATCTTCCTTGATAGTCAGGAAACATTACCCAATTATTTTCATTAACAGACCATCCCCACCGTTGGATATCTTCGTTGGTTAATCCATTAACAATATTTACCCGTGGTATCCAGAATAAATCTACTTCGGAATTGTGTCCTGTCAAGTCATGTATGTAGTTTAGTAAATTTTCGTTTAGTGTTTCGTCCGCGTCTACTTGAAAAATATACTCACCTTGACACAGTGAATTTAAATAATTTTTATGCTCTGCGAAATTACCATCGAATGTTCTGTGATGCAGCTGAATTTGATCTGTGTCTGCATGTCGAAATAATAGATTTTGTGTGTACGGATCGGTTGAGTTATCATCTAGTACAATTATTTCATCTCCAGTTTTTTCACAAAACGGGATAAGTTGATCAAATAATTTTTCAATATAACCACCTTCATTTTTAGTAGTAACCGCGAAACTTATCATGTTAACTCCTTATACTTAAATAATGCCAATTCTTTTGCTTTTGCTTCTAGGTCAACATCAAATGTAAGTCCAAAATCATCAATTTTGTTGAACACATAATTGGCATGTGCTCGCGGATTACCAGATACATTCTCATTAAGATTTTTTGATTCACTATAATGAAACAATGGTGTTGTATCCCATGTAAATGTAGCCAACGCAGCTGCTTCTTTTGTAGTCAAATGACTGTGATGAAATTGATGATGAAAATAATCGAAGGTGAGGGGTATATAAATTTTCTTATATAGATTGTCATACAACTGTTGTACGGAGAAAGCGGCCGCTTTGTCATCGTTTTCTACCACCAACCGTTTCTTACAATTATCGGATAATCTATCGAATGCATTAATCCAACGGTCAATTGTATCTTGTGCGAAATTCATACCGACATGAATATTAAGACAATTATAATGAGATGCTTGCAGTCCCATCAAGTCAAATACTTTAGAGTGATGTTCAAGATCATGGATAGCGTTATCAACTACATGTGGTTTGGTGGAACCCAGTTTGACAAAATGATCGGGATGTGCGGTAATACGCTGTCCTGTTTTATGCGCTAATGTACCAGCTGCTAACAAATACTGACTAATTTGATCGAACTGTGGTAGGTCTTCCAGTGTATATCTGGAATGCCATGGGAAAATATTAGACGATATGCGAAATACTTTAATATCATTTTCCGAATTCCACTTGATAATCTCTAATAAATCTTTGGCGTTTTGTAATGCCAATTCCGACGCGTACGGAATACCCTTCTGTTCGAATGTGCGTAATATCATACCACGATTTGTGGTAATATTACGAGATTTTTGTAGTGTAAGATTAATACAACAATATCCGACATTGTGTGGCATATAGATATCCTTGTTAGTGGGATGTTCAATATACTACAATTGATGGTACTTTGTCAAGTGTTATTTATTAACACCATTTCGTCGTGCCCACCACCGCTCCAAAACTTCTTCTGTTTCTGCTTTTGTCATATATTGCGGAAATGGATCTTCTTCGTCCCAATCACCATTATTAAATGGTATTATTTTGCGCTCTTCTTCTACTGGTTCTTCGGTGCGTTTTATCATCGTTTCCTCTGTCACAATTGACTCAGGAACGACGATCTCCGCTAATTGAGGGGTTGGTGTGGGGTCAGGTGGCGCCTCGTTAAACATGGTCAATTGTATTGGTTGTTCTACGATAATTTCCCGTTTTTGTAAGAAATTATAAGCTAATACTAGACAAATAGATAATGGATCAAATACTAAAACAATTACTAAGATAAACCATTTAACTACGGTGTCTAGTGGTACCTCCATTGCTCTGGAAATATAAATAAATGTTCCTATATCAGAATTGGTACTAATGCCCACTTCCGTAGTCAAACTTTTTGCTGTTAAACTGTCTCGTTGTGCGGATGTTTGATTGATTTCTTTTTGCAGTTGTGTTGCAGTTCTGTTTAATTCCGTTAATGAATTTTGTGCTGATCGAATCGTACTATTTGATCCTGTAACACTTTTTGTAATTAAGTTATCAATGCGATTTTCTTGCTGACTTCGAAGAGAAATAATTTGGTCTAATCGTATTGTTTTACGCTTTATTTCTTCTTCTATTGTACCAATCTGTGCATTATAAATTTGAATATCTGCATTCATCTTTAATGGTTCTGCGGCAACTTTCGCATATGCTGATGATAGATACCCGTAAATTCCAGCAGATGTAATTCCAATTAATACAATACTAGTCACTAACATGTAACTCTTCAATACTCGGGGTATCTCTGTCCAATATCGATATAAAAATGATATGCCCACTAGTTTACCCAATTCCAAAGCACTTGCCATTACCATTACCGATATTGCTGCTCCAGCAAACAATGTACCAATTCCTGTTACAGAAAACAGTGCGGCACATCCTGCTATTATTAATGCGGAAAATGAAACGAGTGTTTTGAAATTAAAAATTTTATTCATATATACTCCAAGAAAAACGGGTCGGCCTTTTTAAAGAACCGACCCGTATGATTTTCATCGTATCTCCCAAATGCTAGAGGGTTGAGCCGTAAACATAACCGATATAAATCACCTCCTGGTTAATCGGTTATATGTGAATGACAAGTACAAATTAGACAGCTGCACATCATTCTGACCTCCTAGTTAGTAATTGTGATTACTTAATCATAACCTTTGTTGTTTCTGGCTCCTTCGTCAACTTTTGGATTGTAATTGTAAGTAACCCATTATCAAACTTTGCATCAACATCGGAAACATTCAACTGATCACTACGGAAAAAGGACTCCACCACTACGGTGCGAGTCCTATATAAATATAAAGTGTATGTAGTTTTAAATTAGTTTATAAGAGCTACCTATCGGATTCGAACCGATGACAACCAGATTACAAATCTGGTACTCTACCAACTGAGTTAAGGTAGCATTTTTACGGAAAGGGTGAGATTCGAACTCACGGAACCTCTCAGTTCGGCAGTTTTCAAGACTGCTGCCTTAAACCACTCGGCCACCTTTCCAAAAATAAGAACACTCTCTATCAAACAGTTCCCTGTTCTTCCTGCCACCACAACAAGTGCGTCACACCTCGCACAAGAGTGTTCTTATTATAGTATTACTTTTCTGGGGTAACGAATGTTGTATCCGCAGGCGTTACTGTAATCGTAGGTGTAACGGTTGAATCTACTACCGTAACCGTGCTATCCACTGCTGTACTATCTGTCGTAACTGCTTCACCCTTTGAACACGCAGTGATCAAAACTGCTGCCATAATCATTAATTTACGCATATTGTCTCCTAGTTTAGAATTATACTACATACTACATACTACAAAAGAGCGGTTCCTCGGAGTTGCACCGGACTTTCTAGTTGGAAACCAGATGTGCTATCTATTACACTAGAACCGCAGAAAGAAAAATTAATCATACTACACAGGCCTACAAGGAATCGAACCTTGATTACTTGGTTCAAAGCCAAGAGTAATAACCATTATACGATAGGCCAATAGTGGGACGAGGATTATCAGATACTTTCCACGGTATCTTGTAGGTTCCCCGAATATTAATAGCTAGTCAATATTTTTCCCAAACCTTTTCCACCACTGAGCTGGTGGTCCACCTATGAACGATGTCGGAGTTCAATGCCGTATATGCTTTATTTATCGTCCACTACATATAAAAACGGACGGGAATTACTAATGGTCCCTGTCGGACTTGAACCGACGACTCTTCCATTATGAGTGGAGCACTCTAACCAGCTGAGTTAAGGGACCATATTTTCAAAAAGTCCGCCACCTCGGATTTGAACCGAGCATCTCTCGTATATAAGACGAGCGCCTTCAACCTAGCTGGCTCGTGGCGGGTAATAATTACATACCACCTACGGGAATCGAACCCGTCTTACCAGAGTGAAAGTCTAGCGTCCTAACCGATAGACGAAGGTGGCGTTGGTAGTTCAGTTTTCAATCACGCAACATTAGTAATATACATCGGAAGGATACGATTGTCAAGTGTCGAGTATTAAGTTTTGAGTAAGTTCCAATTATTAATAATAGTATTTAATTGATCGTAGTTTGTGTATTTTTCTTTATAATTTATATTTGTTTTCGTAAGTGTATCCGTTGATGTTGTAAATGTTATACCCGTTATATCATTTAAATATGTTATTGGATCTGTCTGTAATTTTTCATATTCAATCACATGTACGCTTTTGTGATTTTCTAATAAGTGTTTTTTAATATCATAAAAAGTTTGCATATAATTTTTATGACGATTATATAAATCGATAGTATTATCGGTAGTAAAATCTATATAATTAC